TTGAGCTATTAAAACCACCCGCTATAACGGAATAAGGAGAGGTTGATGCAATAGTATTTTTAATTCCACCTACAACACTAGACCAGTCCCCTGCCGCACTATTCCTATTAGCCGCAGTACCAGCATCACCACCACCACCGATAAATGAATAACTACCTGTAGCTTGGTTATTACCACCGCCTACTACTACTCCATGAGGAGTAAAGAAAGATAGAGTGCTTGTAGATGAACCTGATGCGGCTTGGGAAAGGGTAAGGCTTGTTCCTGATATGGCGGCTACATAGGTATTTGGAGAAGTATTGATGCTTGTGCCAGTAATTAATTGACCGACCTTAATATTTGCGTTTGAGCCTGACAATGTAACCGCAGTAGTAGCGTTCATTGTCCCTGATTGTGTGGTTACTGCTGAACCTGATGTTCCTGCGTTAGTAAAACCACCGCCAATAAAATTTAAATATCCTGCGGCTGTATTACTACGACCACCAACAACAGCAGTAGAGTATTGACTTGCAGTATTACTTTCGCCAGCGCCTACAAAAGAATATGACCCGCTAGATGTATTTGTGTTGCCACCAGCAATAACAGAACCAAACCCTGATGAAGTATTATTATTGCCACCAGAGGCAGTTGCATAAGTTGAAGTTGCTCTGTTGTTTCCACCTCCACCTACTATTGATTGTGACCCACTAGCTACTTGAGCGGCATTGTTTCTTGTTGTCTGCCAATCAACAGCATTAGCACCCCTAGCATTACCACCTGCTGTAGTAGATGTAGTAGCTTGTGCTTGTAATGCACCTGTTCCTGCTGGTTGTACAAATAAAGCACCATTAGACTCTAGTCCAATAGTAGATACTCCACTAAAGGATAGGGTAGGAGTTCCGTAGACTGCTGTAGTGGTTGTGGGAATATAGGTGTTAAGTGTGTTACCAATTTCTATTTGTGAGCCCCAAAAAAAGACTCCTGAAGTTCCATTACCAGCATAAGAATAAGAATTACCTGTTCCAGCATCTGCATCAGCAAGGTTTATAGTTACAAACTCAGGCGAAACAGTAGATGCCGCTGTCATTGAACATCTATACCAACCATTACCAGCATCTGTTATTGTTGCTGTAGTTCCTGAAGATACTGTTCCTACAGTCCCTGTCGAAATATTAAAATTAGCACATCGTGTAGCACTTGCACTAGCAATTCTTATAAAATTTCTTCCATTTGGTTTAGCATAAATACTCCAAGTGTAATTACTACCAACAGAAACAGTCAATGATTGATACATCCTGTGTTCTGCTGTTGTGTCTGATTCTGTAAGTGTTTGACCTGTTGATGTTCCGTCAGGAGCAGTAACACCGCTGGCAGTTGCAGTTGCAGCTTGTTTAGTCCAACTTGCATTTGTAAAAGTTTGACTCTGTAATAATAAATTATTACCAGTGCCTTTTAACACTCCTGTCTGTCCTGTAATCGTAGTAGCGTTTACAGTAGATGGGGTAGTAGCACCGATAGCTGGAGGTGCAGATAAATCTAAAGTACCACCAAGGGTAAGATTACCAGTAGAAGTTACTGTACCGCTTAAGGATAATCCGTTAACTGTACCAGTACCTCCAACAGAAGTAACTGTACCAGCTCCATTGGTAGTCCAAGTAGTGTCGTAATCAGTATTACTTACTTTTGTTAGTACTTGACCTGTTGTTCCTCCAACAGCAATACCAACACCAGCATCGCCCTTATCACCTTTAGATCCGTTTGCACCGTTTGAACCACCTGCTCCACGCTGTCCAACAATAGTTTTTGTTGTTTTTATTTCTGTACCGTCGGATAAAGTAAGAAGTAAAGTATCATCTAATGCAACCTCAGCATCAATAATTTTAGGAGCTGCTAATCCAGCTTCTCCATCTTTACCACCTACACCGTCTTTACCGTCTCTACCATTTACTCCAGATTTACCATCTACTCCAGGCTTACCATCTTTACCGTCTTTACCTGGAATACCTTGTTCGCCTTTATCTCCTTTATCACCCTTCATTGCTTCTACAGAGTTGACAACACCATACAAAGATTCTAATTCTTTGTCAAGTACTATCCCAAGAGTCTCTACTTTTGCTTCAGTAGAAACATCAGCTAAAGTTATTTCTTTAAATTTCATTGCATAAACTGTTGTTTGAACTCAGCATCTGCTTGCTTCTGTGCTTTCTTATTCTCCATCTGCATAGTAGCAATACGCTCATTCGACTTCATGTCTTCTATCTTGATTGCTTGGTCTGTTAACTTAATTTGCTTCTCAAAATCAGAAGAAGCAGAGTCTGTCGATGCTTTAGCTTGAGCTTCAATAGCTTTAATCTGTGTTTCTACTGGTATAATTTGAGTCTTAGCCACAGTGAGTTCAGCTTCAGCCATTGCTTTAGATGCCTCAGCTTGCGTCTTCTGTAAGGCAGCTTGAGCAGTCTGGAACTGCAACTGTTTCATTGCATTCTCAAGTGCTGTTTGATCAGGAGAAGGCTGGCTCATCTCTTGGAGAGTAGCAATGATCTCTTCACGATTAGACATGCTAGAGGAGGCTATAATGCCCTGCAACAGTACTGGAGTAATAGGAGACTGAGCACCTAGAGTAGACATTAAACCCATCATCTGCTGTTGTTCGTACTCACGAGCTACCATTCCCATAGTAGAAACAGGGATAAAGTTAAAGTCTTGGACTGGATAACGCTCAGGATCAAACTGCATGAACCTCCAAGCAGCCTTATTAATGAATGGCATCAGGAAATCTTCTTGGAAGTTGATCAAGGTACGCTTGTTCTTCTTCATAAGCCCTGAGAGAGCCATAGAGAGTCCTGCACCACTTGCCTCACCCCCTGCTACTTGACTTGGCATTGACGCACTGTCGATCGTTCCTGTGGCTTGCAATAGCATTGACTGGAAGTTCTGTGCTGTTTGGAAACTCTGTGGATCAGTAACACCAAACTTAAATGGCATCATGATCTCAGCAGGGTTGCCATTGACAAGGAAGCTCTTACCTGGACGTACTTCGTACTTAGCACCACGAGGAAGCCTTGTAGCATCCATCGCCATCATAGGGGATGTGGTTAAAGCTAATGAGTCTAGGTGGCTACGGATCTGAGCATCAATAGCCTTCTGCATATTGTAGCCCTTCTCAGCAGTTCCACGACCCCAGAAACGACCTGGCATCGAGTCAGCTTGATAAGCAACAATAGGACGATCCTTCATCATGTAAGGGGACTCTTCAGCTTTGAGAAGCCACTGGTCATCCGCAATCACAACGATAGCCTCTACCAAGTTCTGATAGTCTTCGCCTTTAGAACCTTCAGGGAACAGGTCTACTATCTCGACTCCATCCTTCTTATCGATGTTCTCAAGGTACTCACGAGGAACTAAACCGTAGTAGCGAACAACACGGATACGGTCGTCTTGCTTGTGGGTTACTTCTTGTACTGGCTCTAGCTCCATGTTGGAGTAGCTAGGCATGACATTAACCTTACGGTATGTACCATCAACCATACCCTGTACAATGGTGTAGTAAGGGACATACTCTTCGATAGCAACACCAAGAGAGTCTTCTACGTCTGCTGCGTTAGGGTCGATCAGGAAGTTACGAGGATTGACAGGGTGGAGTTGAACCATGAACTGCTTCTTCTCTTGTACACCGATAGCTGCCATCTCAGTACCAGGGATAAGCTCAGTAGCTGGAGACATCACTGTACGCTCTTCTACTGTAATCTCACCGATACCAGTACCATACAGTTCGCCTAGAAGGATAATGTTGTCTAGGGCTTTCTTAACCTTACTTACCTTGAAGTCCTCATGCATCTGCTGACGCACCAAAGCAATATCAGCTGGATTTGTATCTTGACGGTCATCAACGATATCAAAGAACTCACCACGACCAAACACTGCTTCAGATATCTCTGCTTGCTTGGACTCAATGGCTTGCTGCAGTGCGGGAGTGATTAAGCGACTACGCTCAGACTCTCTTGTCTTATCCATCGCATCCCAGATACCACGGAATAAACGCTCATACTCTTCCCACTTGTCTAGGTAGTTTACATCACGATGATCTCGCCATGTATTGCAGTGGTCTACGATAAACGCAATTAAGTCGTTATCCGCATCAGTTTGAATATCTTCTTTAAACTCTGCCATTTGGTTTCCTATTAATAGCCAGCAATAAAATCAATTGGTTCGTAATCATCTTCACCATCATCCATGAAGTAGGTAGTTACTGCGAGTTGATCAACGTAGCTTAAAGCATCGATCAAGTCATCGTGTACTTGGTTGGTAGGGAACATCAAGAGCTGGTCTGTAAACTCTTTCCAGTCCTCATCCTCATTCAGGATTACCTTACCGTGTTCAAAGCGTCCCTGTAATGCCCAGACAATACGCTCTGTTTTATTCTTACCACCATGCGTTAAGTCTTGAATGGTAGCGTAGGTGTTGTTAGACCTCATCAGATCGCTTAGATAGGGCAGCACAGCGTTTCTAACTGTGCCTCGCTCCATCCCTACACCCACAGGTTGAAACTCCTTGATGTTTTTTAGAATCCTTGCAGCACAGTCTTTAACATCCCACCTGCCATGCTCAATCTTCTTTACAAACCAAACACCATCATCTGTGACCTTAACCACAGCAATTGCAGATTCATCCAACTTCTTCTTACGAGACTCTGAATAGTTGGTATTAGTGAATCCCGCTAAGTCGATTGCCAGGTAGTATACCCCATCGCTTGGTTCTTCACCATACTCAATCCATTGTTCTTTGAATAAGTCTGTTCCTGCATTATCAAAAGAAGCTTCATACTCTTGCTTGAATGAGAAGCTACTTAATGTCTTTCTTGCACCCTCGATCTCTTTAGGATCAATCAGTGGATTATCTTTAGTAGTGAAGTGCCAAGATTTCCACTCTTCATCTTCGTCTGTAAGACCAAGGTTGTACATATCGTAGAACCAGTTCCTACCTTTAGGAGTTCCTATGAATAAAGCAGAACCCTTCTTATCTGAAAGAGAAGCTCTTAATACCTTTTCCCAAGTATCTGGTTTAATATCAGCTACCTCGTCTAATACTAGGTATGTTAAGCTGACCCCTCGAAGGGTGTCTGGTCTATCAGCACCTCTAACATATATCTTAGCACCATTAATCAAAGTGATATCCATATTATTCACATGGCTACTCTGAATCACTTCTCTTCCTAAATCCATCAGGACATCCCAGATAATCTGTCTAGCTTGTCCTTGAGTAGGAGCGACATACATTACAGCAGAACCTTGTGGGCAACGTAGTCCTTCTACTAATAATGCTACAGCAGATAATCTTGATTTACCGCATCGTCGTCCAGCAACAATAACTTTAAACCTAGTCTTATCCTGGAATACTTCTTTCTGCCAAGGTAGTAACTCGAAACTAAGATTCATTATCTACCTCTTGATAATCTACAATCTCAGCATCAATCTCTTCTATTGCTTCTACTTTAGTTTCACCTAATCCAGTAATGTTAATCGTTACTGCATTACGTTGTCCTTTAGCATCTTTCTCAAATAATGATGTGGGTAGTAATCTATCCATACACATCTTGAGGCAAGCTACTTGATCTTTATCGTCATCATCTAAAGCCTTACGGAGTACAGTATCAATTACTTTTGTACCACTCGTTGATAATAGTCTAGCTTTAAACTCTTGTATACGTCCTGCGTCACCTACTGGTCTGCCTACCTTACCTGGTCTCTTCTTGCTCTGCACAAGTGACTTAGGAGGACGACCTCTCCTACGAGTAGGTGCTGGTTCTAAGACATCCACCTTAACAGGAGACATAACCACATCATCTTGAGACATATATCCTTTACCTGCTAACGCAGAGAACAATTAATAAATGAATTTCTACTAATTAGTTTACTATTTAGTTTACTAAGAAGTTTTTGGTTCTTGTTGTTTTTTTACCTTGTTTGCTCTTAGTCTTCTTCTTAGTACAACTATTATACCATAACTTCTTGGATTTGTCAAGCTTTATTTTACTTATCTTCTCTTATGAACCCCTCTATAGGGAGACTAAGTGTCTACTCCTGCGGGTCTGGTGAGCCAAGCTAGAGCGTATTCCGCAGCTATGACTCTGTCCCCTTTTATCTTCCTTTTAAATACAGACATCAGTAGTTAACTTCTCTTAAGATAACTCATTGATTACATTGAACATATTGTATACTTAGCTACTGCCTATTTATTAAGCAATTATTGCCTATTTTTTAAGCAGTTGAATTTACCTTTTTAGGTGTTTTAGAGCCTAGACTCAAAAGTCAGATCAGCTACGACCCCCTCCCCCATAGTCAAAAACTATTGAAAACAATAAGTTAATAGATTTTAGCTATTACTAGGTCATTTCATGAGCTTGCGATAGTTTAAAGCTATCACTAACCAGGTCTCGATAGTTAAAAGCTATGATAGGGAAAAACTATGGAGTCCTGGAAATTGATAGAAATAATTGTATTGACAGAAATGGATAAGGATGGTAGAGACACTATAGACACTATATCAATCTATAAAGTAAACAACCACTAACCTATAAACTAAGCAATAATTGCCTATAAATTAAGCAATACCATTTAAATCGATTTTACAGGGTAAACCCTTAAGGGTAAATCCCTATAAAATAATTGTTGACAATGTAGATTTTTATTGATATAGTTTATCCATGCAGTAAAATTTAAACACTAAATAGGAAATAAACAAAATGACTAAAGCACAAAATAAACAAGTAGCAATGATTCAGATCTATATCAATAATGACATGCTGGATACTGCAGCTAGATCACTATCAGCATTAATTAGATCCGCTATGACTAAAAAAGCTAAGCTAGAATTGATCAATTTATCGATCAAGTACGATCTACATAATAATTCAGAATTTATCATCTAATAAGGGTTTATCCTAGTTGACTAAATCAGTTGACTAGGATACACTGATTACAGTACATAATTTATAGGGGTTTAAAATGATACAATTATTGCAAGGGTTTATTTTAGGTTTATTGTGCTTTATGATTCCACTATTAATTTATATTGGAGGGTTTTAAAATGAGTACTTACAATATTTTTATAAAGGATTTAAAAGTAAATTTAGATTTAGATTTAGAAATTGGCACTATGGAAAGCTTAGATACTGCTAGAGAATTGATCAAGTACCAATTAGAAGAAAATCCTAGCTTAGAATCGGGATACATTGAATCATATCCATTTTTTAAAGGTAATTGGAATTTAAGGGGTTTAAAATGACTAGAAACGATTTTGCAGCGATATGCATAGAGCGATTGATAGATCCTGCACTAGCATTAGAAAATGACGACGTTAAACAAGCGATAAGATTAGATGATGTATACTGGTTAATCGCTATTCTAGACAATCAATTTTAAAGGGATCTAATCATGAGCTATAAGTCAGATAAATTTATACGCAAACCATTGCTAGGTTTTAACACTAATGCTAAAACAGTAAAAGGGGAAAAGCTAGGATTCTATACAGGTATCCTATATCTAGCACCTAGTGACATTTCAGGTTATCAGGTTTGCCCTATGGCAAAATTAGCTAATTGTGAGAATGCATGCTTATACACTGCAGGACGTGGAGCATTTAATAGCATACAAAAAGCTAGAATTGCAAAAACTAAAAGCTTTTTTCAAGATCGTAATAGTTTTATGCTTAACCTTGTAAAAGATATTGAGAGCGGTCAACGTAAAGCGGATAAGCTTAAGCAAACCCTTTTAATCCGCCTTAATGGTACTAGTGATATTAAATGGGAAAATGTAAGCTTTACGGATTACAATGGTACTGTTTATCCTAATTTAATGACACGTTTCCCTAGTGTACAATTTTATGACTATACAAAAATTGCTAATCGTAAGGATCTACCTAAAAATTATGATCTTACTTTCAGCTATAGCAATGTAATTACATTCCAAAAATATAACGATATCGCTATCAGTCAGAATATGAGATTAGCTGCAGTATTCAGATACGAAAAGGATATACCTAGTACTTTCAAGGGCATGCCCGTTATCGGAGGCGATAATAGCGACGTGCGGCACGTTGAACCATTAGGGCATATTGTCGCATTGTATGCTAAGGGTAAAGCTATTAAGGATCAATCGGGCTTCGTAATCTAATTTATAAGGGGTTTAAAATGATACCAGCAATAACAGAAAAGCAAAAAAGCTTGATTGTCAATAACATTGTGAAAGCTTGCGACGATATCGAAAAGCTTAACGGAACAGGGTATAAGTATATTTATCTAGCTAGTGGATTTATCGCGCATTACAATATCAACGGGTTTAAGGGGCATTACTCTAGCAATGATCTTGCTAGGGATATCCTAAGCAATGCTAGATCTAATCAATGGAATAACTTTAAACCAGGTGATCAGAATTACCACTATTATAAAAGTAAAGCAGATGTTTATAAGCGCATTGTGGATAAGCTTAGCAATAAAGCTTTAAACCTATACAATACTTAAGGGGTTAAACCATGTACTTAAATACATGCAGCAAAATTGAGGTATTAGATCATTTCAATTTATGGTTGTTGGATAAGTATGATTGGATTGGATACGATCAAATCAATAAGATAATGGCTGCAGCGGATACGATACTAAGTGATAAGGATGATCTAGATTACTACGCAATTGAAGGGCATAGATCACTATACAATCAAATTATAGGGGCTTAAAATGACTACATTAAAAATTGAAATAAGATTAAATAATGCTGCTTTTGAAGATGATGGTTTACAGAATGAATTGCATAGTGTACTTAGTGCAATTCAATTCAAGATCGCTACAGGGCAAACTGAAAATAAAATTTATGATACTAATGGAAACTATGTAGGCGGCTTTTTTATTGTGGAGGGTTAAACAATGGAATACGTTAAACAATTGGCAGATATAACCCTAAGCGATCGTAATAATTGTGCGCTTAATGCTATGAGTATAGTCTTAAACAAGCCCTATTATGAGGTCTATAGGACGTTTTTAGATCATGGCAGGGTAGGAGGTAAGGGATCGAGTGTACGCATGATTACGACCGCTATAAACGTGCTTAAACAGGGTTCACCAGAGAAAGCAATAAACAATTGGCAGATGCCCGTAAAAATTAAAATGACACTAGCAAATTTTGCTAAGCAATATCCTACGGGTAAATATTACGTAATTAAATCGCGGCATGCGCTTGCGTTAATTGATGGTGTATGGTATGATAACCAAATCCCTAATCCCAGGGCATACGTAAAATGGTTTTTCAAGGTAGATTAAACGGAGGATATATGGACGTAATCGATTTAGACGTAGTGGATTTATCTAGTTTACAGATTGAGGGCATTTATGTGGATGACTATCCCGATTTTTGCGATGCCTATTTTAGCGAAGGTAAACGGTTAGACGGTACGAAATTATCAGATGATGAGCTAGAGCGGCTTACGGATGATTTCCCCGATATGGTACATGAGATGGCATTAAATACATTCTATTGATTAGACGGAGGATATATGGAATTTAATTTTTATGTAGATGGTAAAGGGTTTAATACTTACCAGGAGGCACGTACGTATGCGGATGAGCTGCTAGTATCAGAGAATAAGTATAGGTGCGTATTCACTAAGGATGAAATGGATTCAGTCAATACTTTTATACAACAATCAAAGGAGTACAATCAATGATAGCCGTATTGTTTGCTCGAACTGATAGCAGATATAAGAATTTTCCTGGTCTGTTTGACGTGTACGATATAAATCGTGACGCTAGGGGATATGCTGCCGACTACCCTGTTATTGCTCATCCTCCATGCCGAGCGTGGGGAATGCTTTCACACATGGCAAACCCTCGACCAGATGAAAAGGATTTAGCATGGTTTGCTTTGGATAAAGTAAGAGAAAAAGGAGGAGTACTAGAACATCCTAAAGGCAGCAGACTATGGAAGGAGGCAGGATTGCCTGAGATGGGTGAAGGATATGATTCTCATGGAGGATTTACCTTACTGATTGACCAGTTTGATTTTGGGCATGTCGCACATAAGATGACTAAACTATATATTTGTGGTATAAAGATAGAAGATTTACCGCCACTCCCTCCTAAAAATATGAACACTACAGATAGGTCGATTGCTGGTAATGTAAAGGGAACTAAACGTTGCACACAGTATCAGAGGGAATACACTCCTGATGAATTGATTGCATTTTTAATTTTGATATGCGAAAGGATTAAGTTATGAGTTACTTACATAAAGCACTAGCAGGGATTCACGAAGCAAATCGGGTAGGACGTAATAAGCCCTCCTATAGTACAGTAGAGCCTGTCGATCCAGCAGTAAGGGCTAAGTATCAAGAGCATTACGATGAAGCCGTATGGATCACCCAGGAGGCTCGTAAACGTGGTATCACTACAGATCAATTCATTGCAGGAGACTACAATGATTAGATTATTAGAAATTATCGACGGGTATACAGTCGCATTAACTTTTAGTTACGACAAACTAGGTTGCGATTGGACGGAATGTCGTATCAGTAAAGGTGACTATTCTTCTAGTATAGAGTCACTGCTGCACACTAACGGAATTTATAATGTTGAACGAGATAGTATAGAACCGATGGCGATGGAGACTATTAGTAAAATTAAACAATGGGCGGATGAAAATGGATACTAAATTTATTAAGTATCTATTGACAATCACTGCAATATACTTTACAATACATGTGTACATTGCTATAGCCAGGGGAACGATATGAAGCTTTATAAGATTCTAGAGACAGACGGTAGCGTTATCCGTATATTCAGTTATAAGGAGGAGGCGGAACGGTTTATGTCTCTAGATCGTACCTTGAGGATAGAGACAATTAAAGTATTTAAACAGAAGTTAAAAGACAATGTATACATTAAAGCGTATACAGTACTAGGAGATTCCATATTATGAGATGCTATTGCTGCGATAAAAACCTAAATGACTATGAGTCTACCCGTAAGAGTGTGTCAAGTGGTGAGTACTTAGACATGTGTAACAAGTGCTACTCTACTGTTAGTGACGACTTACTTAGTGAAGTACGGTACGACTTATACGACGGTGACGAAGAAGACGAATATACAGAAGGAGACTACGATGAAGAAAGTTATTAAAAAGATTGACAAGGAGGTAAGTCTATGGTATACTATCTATAGAGTTATACTAAGTAGTCTTAAGTAGATTTATATATTATTGTTTTTTATATAAGTATCTAAGTAGTTAACTAATAAGGTGATTACCATGAGTTGCAATAAACACGATGAAGAGATGGTCTACCATTTCATGATCCAGGATGCAGTAGACTTTATCCAACTGTACGGTGTCGATAAGGTGATGGATGATATCTATGCATGCTATCACTTACGGATGCAGAGACAGTCTAGTCAGGAGGAATTACCATGGGTAGCATGAACAATAAACCAATAGCGTGGATAAACGAATACGATGGGCTTGAGTCTTTTAATCCTGATAACCGTCAAGATTGGATTCCAGTTTATACCCATCCAGCAAAGACACTAACAGATGAGGAAATAACAGACTTATTTCGTGCATCATCTGACCATGTTGAATTTGCTAGAGCAATACTAAGAAAGGCACAAGGTGACTGAAAGTAATTTCTTAAAGCATATACCATGTACTAATTGTGGGTCTAGTGATGCTAATTCACTATACGATGACGGTCACCAGTATTGCCATGTGTGTCACACTCGTATAGCAGCCCCTAGAGCGACGATGGAAGACATGGAAGGGCTAGGTATCTACCTAGATAAACAAACTCAACAGAGAGGCTCTATGCAAGTCCTAGAGGTATTTAAAAACACAGAGGCAGTACATGTTGCAGAGCGTGGTATTAGCAAGGCAACTATGCACTTCTTTGGTGCAGGATCTGACGGTAAGAATTACTACTTTCCATATTGCGATGCAGCAGGAAAGACGGTAGCGGCTAAGACTCGGTCGATGACTGCGAAGGAGTTCAGCGTACAGGGTGACTGGAAGAGTGCGACTATGTTCGGGCAGCAGAAGTTCACTCCTGGTGGCAGGGCTATCACGATTACTGAAGGTGAGTTCGATGCCTTGGCAGTCTATCAATTGACTGGGTCTAGGTTTCCAGTGGTGTCTGTTCGTAACGGTGCGTCGGCAGCACTCAAGGATTGTCGTGCCAGTTATGAGTACTTAGATTCCTTTGAGAAGATTGTAATCTGCTTTGATAATGATGATCCTGGGCAGCAAGCAGCGAATCAAGTAGCAGAATTGTTTGGTGCTAAGGCGCACATATTCAAGTACCCTACCAAGGATCTCAAAGATGCATGCGACTACTTGTCTACGAGTAAGACGAAGGAGTTCGTGGATACATGGTGGAATGCAGAGAAGTATGTGCCTGATGGGATTGTCTCAGGCTCTACGCTGTGGGAGTTAGTCAATCAAGCAGAGGAGAAGGCAGAAGTAATGTATCCCTACGAAGGGATCAACGATCTAACCTACGGTATCAGACTAGGTGAGTTAGTGACAGTGACTGCAGGATCAGGACTAGGTAAGTCTCAGTTCTTGCGGGAGATTGTGTGGCAGATCCTCAGTAAGACAGAAGATAACATTGGTCTGATGTTCTTGGAGGAGTCAGTTAAGAAGACAGCAAAATCATTGATGGCATTGGCAGCAAACAAACCCTTACATCTACCCGATTGTGAGGCAACAGATGAGGATATAAAAGATGCGTTTAACAGAACACTTGGCACAGATAGGCTGTATTTGTTTGATCATTTTGGTAGCACTTCCGTTGATAACATTGTCAATCGTGTGCGGTTTATGGCTAGGGGCTTGGATTGCAAATATATTTTCGTTGATCATATCAGTATTATTGTAAGTGCTCAGGAGTCAGGAGACGAGCGTAAGGCAATTGATGAGATCATGACTAAGCTTCGCATGCTGGTTCAGGAGACAGGCATTGCATTGTTTGTTGTGTCACATCTAAAGCGTCCTGAATCTAAGGGGCATGAGGAGGGCGCAGCGACTTCATTGGCACAGCTAAGGGGGTCAGGTGCAATCGCTCAATTAAGTGACA